TTCATGTACAAAGGTCGCCAGTTCACTCAGGTGTTTAACTGATAAATAAAGTATTGTCGTAATTCCTTCAAAGCGAAGGACTTCTGGACGGCGGTTCGATTCCGCCCTGGTCCACCAAAAGCACATCACGGGTGCGAGAACAACGCAGAAATGTGTTTGTTGATCCGGCGACTTGGAACTACTCACTCTTGTCGCTCTATGGTGTGTTTCTGATGGGCCTGACCTGGTTTCGACAGGGGTAGATAGTGGAGACGGCGACACGGGAATGTGAAACCCGTAGGGTTGGGGTCACCCGGCCGAAGAAGCAAACCAAGTAAATGCTGCTAATGATAGCCGCTTCGCTCTGGCCGCCTAAGAACGGTTAAGACGAATGGGGATTTGTAGGTTGTTCCTTATTAACCAAACAACCTACCTTTTATTATTTTTTAAGAAGGAAATGTACCATGAAAACTATTGCAACTATCACTCTTTCGATGTTTGTAACCACCGCTTTTGCTGCTGACGCACCTAAGAAAGGTGAAGAAAAGAAGCCTGCTGCTTCAGCTCCCGCTAAGGACGCTAAGGCTGCTCCAGCACCTGCTGCTGCGCCTGCTGGTGCAGCAAAAGACGCCAAGAAATAATCTGGCTCGGTTTGGTGGGTCATCCTTAAACCCATCAACTTTGTCATGGAGTAAAAATTGAAAATTTACATTGGTAACTATACAAACTGGATTGGTCCCTATCAAATTGCAGAAGCACTTTGTTTTTGGGTCAAGAAAGAAACTGATGAGTATGGAACTCCAAGAAAGCCTGATTGGGTACACAAGTTTGGAGATTGGCTTGCTCACGGCACTACAGACGAAACAATCATTGATCGAAGTGATGCACCAGTAACTTGGCTGTATAAACTTTGCAATTGGATTGAATCCAAAAAGAAACGCAAAGTTTACATTAAGATCGATAAGTGGGACACTTGGTCTATGGACTACACCCTCTCTATGATTGTTTTGCCGATGTTGAAGCAACTTCAAGCAACCAAACATGGCGCACCTCTTGTGGATGATGAAGACGTTCCCGATGAATTGAAATCAACTTCTGCACCACCCAAAAAGAATGATTGGGATACTGATGAAAACCATTTCAAACGATGGGACTGGGTTCTTGATGAAATGATTTTCGCATTTGAACGTAAAATTGATGATTCTTGGGAAAACGAATTTCGTTCTGGTGAAATGGACACGTTTCTAGTTCCAATCGATAAAGATGGAAATGAAGTTGAACGCAAAGATGCAAAATTCTTTGAAATGAGGGATGGACCAAAACACACATATAAGGTCGATTACGAAAAAATGCAAAAAGTGCATGATCGTATGCAAAATGGATTCCGCCTATTTGGCAAATATTACCAAGGTCTTTGGGACTAAATAAATCACCAACCTTTACACTTCCGCCTATTGAGTAACTAACTCACTCTCATCATTACAAGTATACCTGATGGACAATCTGGTCGAGTAATCGACCTGTACTAACAGAAAGGAGAAAAAATGCTTAAAAGCATTCTTGTAAGTCTAGCCCTAGCAACCACCATTCTTTTCGTGGGCTATTCTTTACCCCCAACAAAGTCCGACGTACCACTCAAGGTACAATACAACAATCTAAACGCATCTGCAAAGAAGCAGGTTGAATGTTTAGCTGACAATATCTTTTTTGAATCTGCACATGAACCGACAGAAGGTAAAATTGCAGTTGCTTTTGTCACACTTAACAGATTGAATTCTGGTCACTTTGCCAATTCTATTTGTAGTGTGGTCAAACAAAAGACGCAGAATGTTTGCCAGTTTTCTTGGTACTGCCAAGAGAAAGAAAATCGGTTATCTTACAATAAACTCTTGACAAGAACTCAAGAGATGATTTATAATGAGATACTTGAAATCGCAGTATACGTTTATACCAATTATGAAAAGATGAAAGACCCAACACAAGGGGCACTTTTCTATCACGCTGACTATGTAAATCCTGGATGGAAGAATATGAAGAAGACAGCGGTAATTGGTCGACATATTTTTTACACTAGAAAGGACCTGATATGAAAGAAGAATCGATTTTCACTATTTGCCTTACGCTGGTAATTCTGTCTGTTGTAGGCGCCATGTCACTTTATCACCTAAATGACAGGAAACTAATGTCGGAAAATATCAACAAGGCAATCGAAAAGGGTGTCGATCCAATGTCTGTTCGTTGTTCTTATGCGAACAGTCAGGATTTGGTGTGCGTTGCTTTTGCCGCATCCACGGCGCCACATAATGTACAATCACCTATCAACAAGAAATGATCGGAGAAATTAAATGAAGATGACTTTTACCTGTGACAATGGACCTGGCGAAGCGAAAATTGTATATGAAGTTGAAGGCAGTTATTTGCCTAAGGTTCTTGAGAACTTCGAACTTTTTTTGAAGGGTTCTGGATTCGTGTTTAATGGTTGCTTAGAGTTTGTCAATGATGAGTTCAATCAATATAATGTTGACAACAATCCTTATGCTTATGAAAATGTTATGTGTGATTTTGTTGATGAAAATTATCCTCTTGAGGAAACAGAAATTTTTATCGATCCAATCTCTACTGAAAAGATTGTGAAATAATGCCAACCAAAGAGGAAATGTCAAAGTTTTCAAAGTCGATTGAAACAATTGTTTTGAAAACCGATTTCAACTATATCGAAGCAATTCTAGAGTATTGTAAAGAAACTGGCCTTGAAATTGAGGTTGCAGCAACTCTGATCAATGCTAATCTGAAAGCAAAGATTGAAACCGATGCAGTTGATTTGAACATGATCAAAGGAAAAGGTTCTCGGCTACCGATATGACTGGTTATGAAGTTTTTGGACTATATCAATCCCTTAAGCTGCATTTCACAACCGATCAATACGATTACTTCAAGTACAACGGTAAAACTCACATAAGTGTCGAATCTTTTGAACACAGAAAAGACAAGTGGCATTTTTACAAGCTCTCTCGGAGATTGCAAAGTAAAGATGACATGGTGAATTTTATCGTTGCTAACTTTGTTGCAAACGACAATGTATGGGTCGGTGAAATGCTGGATGAACAGTCGGACATCCTTTACAGGCAACGTCAAAAGGTGATACAATCACTATCGTACACGTTTCAGAATGATTGTGCTCGGCTTTTTGGTGACATTCAAAATCCAAACGCAATTTTGCAAAGTGAATCCGGCGACTATCCTATGCTTCTAACAAGGGCACTACGAAAAGAAATCGAAATTGAAACCCTTTGTATTCTTAATTCTCTTCTTGGTTTTGTTCCAATGTGGACAAGTAAAATTACCGACACGATCAGATGGCCGAACTTTCGTAGAAAGATATTGAAGTATACTCCGTTTATTGATTATGACAAAACCCGTTTCAAACAAATTTTAAAGAGTGTGATATGAAATTTAAAAAACTATATCTTGATATGGATGGTGTTCTGACAGACTTTGAAGAAAAGTTTGCTCAGAGATTTGGTTATCCTGCAATGTCTGTTCGAGCACGAAAAAACTTTTCGACCGAATGGCCAATCTTTGTCAAAGAAAAACTTTTCGAAGAATTGAAATGGCATGAAGGTGGTAAAGAACTGCTTGCATTCATTCGTCAGTATCCGATTGAGGTTGAAATTCTTTCATCGTCTGGTGGTCTAGAGTTTCACGAAGAAGTAAAAGAACAAAAGAAAGTGTGGTTGAAAGCTAACGGCATTGATTACAAGGCAAACGTTGTGCCTGGTCGATCAAAGAAAAAACAGTATGCCCAGCCTGACACTATTCTAATTGATGACATGGTAGACAACACCGATCAGTTTACCGAAGCCGGCGGTGTCGGCATTCATCATACCGATTTAGGCAAAACTCTGAAGACACTCAAGGTTCTGCTTGAAATTCACTAAATACTCTGATATAATGTGTTTTGTGGATAAGTCGTTTATATACCGTTAATACTCCGTTTATACGAAAGGAAATACTATGAGTAGTTTTGCAAATCTCAAACGCAATCGCAATTCGTTTGATAAACTCACAAAGGCTATTGAAGCCACCTCCCAACCTGTTGAAGCAGGTTCCAAAGATGACACCCGATTCTGGCAACCCGAAGTTGATAAAGCTGGTAATGGCATGGCCATTATTCGGTTTCTTCCTGCGCCGGCTGCTGATGGTGACGATGCTCT